TGCTTGGGAGGCTCAGGCGAGGCTGGAATTGGAAGGAGAGAAGTGATGCTGACGCGCTCGGCTCTATTGGAGACAGAAAAAGCGGTAGCTGTGTGGATGCGGCGCGAACATCCGGACCTGTTGCCCTCTACCGACGCTTGGCGTCCGATCGTGCGTCAGATCATTGAACTAGCAGGACGGACCGCGCAAGCCTGGGAAGGCTCAGACAGGGAGGACGAGTGATGAACGACGAAGTTGAGTTCGGGCTCGTCATGCCGTTTCTGGTCTGCCAATCAAAAGGTGGTCCATATGACGATGCTGCCTACGTTGCTGGCTACGAAGCGGGGACGCTTGACATGGCTCTTGCGCTCTCGCCGCCGCTGCCAGGCTCACGCCTCAATGAAGGGGTGCCGTACCACGCAGACAACATGCCGCAGATCGACCTAATTGCGATGAGGCACAATGTCACCATCGAGACCGAGGATGTCGGAGACGGCTGGGTGTCGGTGACGTTTGTTGGTGGGAAGGACGAGTGAGATGAGCGTCACGACCGATTGCGACTGCCAGTTTGTGAAACAGTACCCAGAACACCGCAGCGACGACATCGCCCACTACCTGCGTTGTTTGGCCGAGAGGGTGGAGCGTGGTGAGATTCGCCATATCTCGTTGTCGGTGCATCCAGTGGGGAAGGACGAGTGAGATGACCGATGGGTAAGTCCTCCTGGGAACGCAAACTCGAAGACCTCAATCGTCAGCTCGCCAGAGAGAAACTCGCCCACGCTAAGACCAGGCAGCGTCTAGACCGCTGGCGTTGGTTGGCTACCCCTCGGATTCTCGACCTGATGGGCGTCTACCCGCCTCTTCGCAAGCTTCTCCACGTCCTCGCCGAGGCTGCCGACCTTCAGGACCCCTCGCGCGGCGCCCCGATCGAGGACACCATGCGTGTCGGCTACATCCCTGACGGGGAGAATGCCTCCACCTCGAGCACTGAGCTTGCCGTCCTCACCCACCGCAAACACCGGGCCGATGTCAGGTTCATGGGCCGAGAGCTAGACATTCTGCGACGGGAGTTCACTAACAAGCTGGAGGCGAAGACAGCCGAGTTCGCTGCGGTGTCCTCAGCCTCCCAATACGAGTATGAGTTACCCATTCCTCCGGTGTGCCATCGGAAGGACTGTAGGAAACGTGGGGTCCAGCAGTCCTACACGGCGTACCGTCTGGGGTGTGAAGGGTGCGGGCGGAGGTTCGAGAAGGAGGTAGCGAATGGGTGAGATACGAGTAGTGATCGACGACGTGTTGACCAACTGGGTTGATGTGTCATCGTGGGATGACGACCCGACTGTCATGAAGATGATACCCGGTTCATGGGAGCCGGTGTTGAGGATGGTCGGTGTTGGCATCAGTCGTGAAGAAGCCATCGAGTATGAGAGTCAGCGGCAAGTGTTCAAGTTGGTGCCAGTCGAGGAGACAGCGAATGGCTAGGTTGGGTACCTAGGTTGCGAGTCACGGCCAACCACCCTTGGCCGGGCGAAACCTCTAGTGGTGGTTGCGGAATGACAAGCGTGTAACTAGATTCACTCCCACCGGATCGACTGACCAGTCGCGTCCGCCTCCTACGTAACCGAACAGCCCTCGTCATCCCTAAGGCGGGGCCTGGTCTCATTGATGAGGTGATGCCCCATGCCCCGCCGTGCCTGCATCATCTGCGGTGCCCCCTCCCCCCCAGGTAGATCCCGGTGCGCCCGCAAGGAGTGCGGAGGCAGGCCCATCCCCACCGGTCCCCGCCTCCACGACGCCACCCACGACCGGCTCGCCAAACAAGTCAAACGGGAAGAGAAGGTCTGCGCCCTCTGTGGATTAGGCCCCCTCCCCAATGATCCCCTCGAAGCCGGGCACATCGTCGCACTCAGCCTCGGCGGTGAACCCGTTCGCTCCAACTACCGGGCCGAACACCGCAGCCACAACCGAGCTGAAGGCCACAGAATCGCCAAGGCGAAGCGTTCCCGTTTTTTCCCCACGACATGAGCCAAGAGAGCTCTCAGCGTGCCTCCTAAAAAAACGGTGTACTCCCTGGCCGGCTTTGAGCGGTTCTGCCAGGGCTTGCCGTTGAAGGATGGTTCGCCATTGGTGCTCGAGCCATTTCAGAAGCGGATCCTGCGGGACCATTTCGCCGGGGTGGTGGAAGAGGTGGTGGTGGTTCCGAAGAAGAACGGGAAGACCACTCTGTTCGCGGCTCTGGCGTTGTACCACTTGACGGCTTGGCCGAAGGCTGACGTGGTGGTGGTGGCCGCGTCGGCGGAGCAGGCTGGGATTCTGTTCGAGCAGGCGGCTGACATGGTGGAGTCGTCGGCGCTGGCCGAGAGTTTGGAGGTGCGGGGCCGGTTCGGTGGGGCTTACCGCCAGATCCGACGGGTGGATGACGCTTCGGCGCGTATCCGGGTGATCGCCGCGGACGCCAAGACGGCTGACGGGGTGTTGCCGACCTTGGCGCTGGTCGATGAGCTGCATCGTCACCCGAACGGTGAGCTCTACGGGGTCCTGTCGGATGGTATCGACGCCCGGTCGGGGCGGATGGTGACCATTTCCACGGCTGGTTTCGATGAGGCTTCACCGCTAGGCCAGATCCGTACCCGTGCTCAGGAGTTCGGCTCGTATCGGCGCCGTGGGGCGTATTGCCACGCCAGGTCTGATGATGGGGCGTTCGTGCTCCATGAGTGGTCGTTGGCTGATGACGACGACCGGGACGACCTGCGGGTGGTGAAGAGGGCCAACCCGCTGAAACGGCTCACTGTCGCCGAGCTGGCCCGCCGCAAGAACTCCCCTTTGATGACTCCGGCCCGCTGGGCTAGGTATGCCTGCGGGGTGTGGGGGGTTCCTGATGACGCTTGGCTCGAGGCCAAGGATTGGGATTCGCTGGCGGTGGACATCGGTGGTGTGGTCGAGGGTGAGGAGATCTGGGTGGCGGTCGACGCCGGCACCAATCCGGGGGTGGCTTACGCCGCGCGGCGGGACTCCGACGCGGTGGCGGTCCGTACCGAGATCGGTGAGGGGGAAGTCCCGCTGGCGTTCATCGAACAAAGGCTGATCGCCCTGGCCGAGTCCTTTGATGTTAAGGAGATCGTGTGGGGCTCTGAGGAGTTCCGCCGCTCCGCGGAGATCCTGGAGGCTCGCGGGCTGCCGGTGGCCTGGCATCCGTACCGGGCTCAACGGTTGTCGGCGTTCTCGTCGGTGTTGTTGGAGACCATCCGCGAGGGCCGGTTGCGTCATGACGGTGACCCAGTGTTGCGGTCTCAGGTGTTGGGGGCGGTGGCTAAGGAGACCGAGGTGGGTGGCTGGCGGTTGCTTCGCTCCCCCCAATCCCGCGGGGTGATCGCGATGGCGGTAGCGGTTCACCAGGCGACCCAGGTCCGTCGTTCTCCGACACCGATGATCCTCTATGGGAGGGTGGGCTAGATGGGTTGGTTGAAGGACCTTCTTGGCACAGCGCCGCAAGTCGACTTCTCACAGAACGGGCATGGGCTCAAGTTCGGTATCGACGTCCCGTTTGAGATTGTTCAAGGTGACCGTCTCGCCGGGTTGGTGGCCGGACGGATCTCCCGGAAGGACGCCCTTGAGGTGCCGGCGGTTCTCCGTTCCCGGAACCTGATTGCCGGGACGTTGGCTCCGCTGCCGATCCACGTGCGGGATAAGTTCAGGGAGGAGAACGATCCGACCGGGTTCTTGGCGCAGGTTGATCCCAATGTGGCCAATGTGGTGACGTTTGCTCAGCTTTACGAGGACTTGTTGTTCGAGGCTGTTTCTTGGTGGAAGGTGACCGCCTTCGGGTGGAAGTCCTATCCGATCAACGCGGAGCATGTCCCGGTGAACCAGGTGATGGTGTCGGGCGGCCGGGTGTACATCAACGGGCTGCCGGTGGCCGACAACGAGGTGATCCGGTTCGACTCTCCCAACCCGCCGATGTTGGTGCACGCCGCGCGGGCGATTCGCACTTGTCTCCTGTTGGATAAGACCGCTGCCCTTTATGCCGACTCGCCGATGCCGTTGGGGCATTTCTCACCGAAGGCGCCCGCTCCCGGACAGACCGCGGTTGATCTTCCTGAGGAGCAGATCCAGGCGCTGTTGGATCAATGGGAGGCCGCACGTAAAGCTCGGGCGTGGGGGTATGTGGGCGCGGCGTGGGATGCGAAGAAGATGCAGTTTGACGCCGAGCAGATCCAGCTTGCCGACCAACGCCAACACGCGGTGTTGGAGATTGCCCGCGCGGCGGGTGTTGACCCGGAACGGCTTGGAGTGTCCACCACTTCGCGCACCTACCGCAATTCTGAGAGTGAACGTCTCGACATGTTGGACTTCACCCTTTCCGCGTATGTCGCCGCCGTCGAGCAGAGGCTTTCCATGAAAGATGTCCTCCCCCGCGGCTACAAGGCAAAGGTCAACTTCGACGCCTTCTTGCGCTCCGACACCAAGACCCGCATGGAGACCTACGCCATCGGCGCCCCGCTTGGTGTCTACACCGAGGATGAGCGGCGGGAGCTCGAAGACCGACCCGCGTTGACGCCCGCGCAGCGAGCCGAGCTTGTACCGGAACCCCAACCGATGGAGCCAGTCAATGAGTGAACCACAGATTACGTTCGACACCGGAGACCTTGAGTTCCGGGTCAACCAGGAGAAACGGACTCTATCGGGGCTCGTTGTCCCTTGGAACACGGTTGCCACCGACGCTGCCGGCATGGCGAAATGGCGTTTCCGAGAGGGGTCGCTGTACGCCACCGATGTAGGCCGCGTGAAGCTGAACCTTTTCCATGACCGTTCCAAGCCGATCGGCAAAGCCCTTCGGCTGGTGTCCACCCGCGAGGGGTTGGACGGGACGTTCAGGATTGCCCGCGGAGAAGAGGGGGATCGGGTCCTCTCGCTCGCCGAGGACGGTGTCCTCGACGGGTTCTCCATCGAACCGCACTTCGGCGATGACGACGGCTATCGAGCCTCCGAGTCGGACAGGTCCGTAAGGGAAGTGTTCTCGGCTCGTCTGTCGATGGTCGGTTTGGTGCCGGCTCCGGCATATGACGACGCCCGGGTCACGGTCGTCAATCTGTCCGAAAAGCAAGGAGAAATCAAGATGGCTGATGAGAAGAACGCCATCGAATCCGCCGGCAAGGCGGAGGAGAAGAAGGAAGAGAAGGTTGAGCCCGAGTTTTCGTTGAAGGACGCTTCGGATGCGCTCAACGAGCGTCACGCCGAGCTGACCAAGGAGCTCGGCGAGTCGATCGGCAAGTCTGTCGCCGGCGCGTTCGAAACCATGTTTGAGGGCTTCGATTCTCAGCGTGGCAGTGTGAAGGCGTCGCGTTGGATGCAGGTCACCGAACCGCCGATTTACCGGTTCACCGGTAGTGGCCATTCGCTGCTGCGTGACGTCTGGTATGCGACCAAGGAACACGACCCCGACGCCGCCGAGCGGTATCGGAAGTTCCAGGCGCAGCAGCATCATGTGGCCAAGACCGCCGCGGATCGGCTGAACTTCGCCAACCCGCAGAACACGCCGATGTTCGATCAGGCTGGCCGTCCGGTGTTCGCCGACATAGACACCACGACCGCGGCTGACGTGATCCCACCCGGCTATCGGCCCGACCTGTTCGTGCCGCTGCTGGCGCAGGGTCGGCCGTTGGCGGATCTGCTGTCACGCGGCACCCTGTCGGATGCAACACCGTTCGTGGTGCCACAGTTCGGGACGATCTCGGTGGCGTTGGTCGGGGATCACGCTGAAGGGTCGCCTCCGACTGAAGGCACGATGACGCTGACGTCGACGACTGTGTCTCCTGTCGCGGTGTCCGGCAAGCTGCCGATCACCCGGGAGATCATTGACTCGTCGAGCCCTGGCGTCGACGGGATCGTT